AAGTAAACTAGGAATGTTAACTAATACCAGCCTCCCTGGCAACATAGGCTATGCAGGGCAAGGCGGATCAACCGGTGGAGCAGGGGCTACTGGAAATGGAACATCAGCATTAAGTACATCACCAATTGGTGCCGGTACCGGTGGTGGCGGCGCTACTACATCAACATCATTTGCCGGAGGTCAGCTCACAATTACATATCTAGATTGGGAAGGAGGTTCTGTTAATACAGGTACATTTACTATCCCAGGAGGAGTTGCCGGCGGCGGCAATGGTCGTTTTTTTAAATCTTTTAAACCATTTTTACAAACCGGGGGTACCGGTGGCGGAGGATCTGCTTCAGGTACTGGTGGCGAAGGTGCATCGGGTGGTTACGGTAGTGGCGGCGGTGGTGGTGGTGCTGGGGTAACTGGAGGTCGTGGTGGTAATGGTGGTGATGGATTAGTATTAATTACTAGTTGGTAATTTGGATTCTACTAAAATACTTCTTATTATATCAAGAAAAGGTTATGTATGAAAAGAAAACTAGATAAAGAGCATATCGAATCTATACAAACGCTTCGTGATCAATACACTGAAACTACGATGATACTAGGAAATTTAACATTAGAATTAGAATCTCTAAAGCTTCGTGTTAATAGTTTAACTGATGAACAACAAAAATTAGTGCAAAAATTTCACGATTTAAAACGTCAAGAATCTGAGTTAATCGATAATATGCGAGCTAGATATGGCGATGGTGAAATTAATATTGCAGATGGTACATTTACTCCTTCAGGTCAGTAACCATAACGGTATATTTATAATAAAATCATTGGGAGTAATTTAATGGCAGAAAGAATAGTATCGGCAGGTGTATTTACACGAGAGGTCGATCAATCATTTTTACCAAGAGCAATTGGCCAGATTGGAGGATTAGTTGTTGGACCAACTGTAAAAGGTCCAGCACTAATACCTATTAAAGTTTCATCATATGGAGAATTTCAACAAATATTTGGTTCTTTTACTGATGATTCATATGTGCCATATGTTGTTGATGAATATTTTAAAAATACCACCGGTGGGGGTGTTTTAACAGTAACCCGTCTTTTATATGAGGATGGATACTCTTTACAAAACGGAGCATTAGCAGTTATTGCTAAATCTGGTTCTGTGCAATATGTAACTCATGTTTTACATCCAACACAACCAGTATCTACAAATGGTGCAGGAAACAATGTATTTGAATCATCTACTATTTCTAATGGAGGATCTGGAAGTTTTGTTATAACAGTTTCTGGTTCATTTGCAACACAAACCGTACCAGGATTTGGTTCCTTTTTAGCAGGTAATGGATCGCCGGTATCGGCTTCAATAAATTCTAGTGCAAATAATTATATAACCAAGATATATGGTAAATCGCCTAAGGGAGTAGACTATCCAGTATACGTACAGTATGAAAATACTAGCGCTACTAGTTTATTCAATAATATGGGCGATGTTACGATTGAGATATCAAAGCTATCCAATTATGCATTTTTAACTGATTATTCTACCGCAGCTACGCCATGGATAACATCACAAAAAGTTGGAACTACCGTTAAAAATCTATTCAAATTTCATACATTATCTCATGGTACATCTGTGAATCATGAAGTTAAAATTGGTATATTTGGAATACGCACGGCAGATGAAGTTTCGGATCCTAATGGATATGGATTATTCAATGTAGAAGTTCGTCGTGTTAACACAGCTAATATAGCAAATACACCATATAGTTCAACTGATGTAGATGCTCAGCCAGATATCATTGAAGTTTTTAATGATTGTAACTTAGATCCAAAATCTACAAATTATATTGCTAGAAAAATTGGTAACCGTTATCAAACTATAACCGATGCTGGTAATATTGTTGTGAATGGTGATTATATAAACCGATCTAAATATATTCGCGTAGAAGTTGATCAAGCAGTTACTAATCAAACAATATTCAAAACATTGATTCCATTCGGATTCCGAGCTTTACAATCACCAATTCCGATGGCATCTGGATCATTGAATTTAACTGCAACATCATATAAAACATCTCAAGTTGTTTCTAATGCATATTCATCAGTTAATTACCTAGGATTCGATTTCACTGCTGAAAATAACTTGAACTATTTAGTACCAGTTCCGTCAAGTGGAAGTGTTACTGCAAGTAATGCTGATTTTTATTTAGGGGATGTAAGTCAAGATGCTGAAGCTGGCTTCCCTAGCACAACTGCTGCATATTCTGGATCTATAGAAACTGCATTGACAACTAGTTCAACATTCTTTACTAGCAATGTTGCTTTGAGTACTAGAAAATTCATGGTACCATTCCAAGGAGGGTTTGATGGTGCTCGTCCAAATTTACCAAAGTTCGCAGGAACTGACATAACATCAGGTAATGTTTTTGGATTTGACTGTACTAATTCAACTTCTACTGGTACTAAATCATATAACAAAGCATTTACCTTGTTATCAAACACAGATTATTATGATTTTAATTTGCTTATTACGCCAGGAATATTGCAGAGTAAACATGGTTCTGTAACAAGTTTGGCACGAAATTTAGTAACAAGTCGTCAAGATGCATTTTATGTAATGGATTCTACTGCATTGACAGAGAACATAGCAACTGCAGTTTCGACCGTAACATCAATTGATAATAATTATACTGCTACATATTATCCATGGGTTCAAATTGTAAGGCCTGACACTGTTGTTCCACTCTGGGTTCCGCCAAGTGTGGTAGTTGTTGGTGCGTTAGCATATAATGATGCAGTTGGAGCTCCATGGTATGCTCCTGCGGGATTGAACCGAGGAGGATTATCATCTGCTACATTGACATATCAAAACTTATCTCAAGCTGATCGTAACACATTGTATGAAGCTCGTATTAACCCTATTGCAAACTTCCCTAACGATGGAATCGTTGTTTGGGGTCAAAAGACATTGCAGGCCCGGCCGAGTGCATTAGACCGTGTAAATGTGCGTAGATTGCTTATTGCAGTTAAGAAGTTTATCGCATCATCTACAAGATATTTAGTGTTCGATCAGAATGTAGTAGCGACCCGGGATAGATTTACACAAATTGTGAATCCATATCTAGAAACGGTACGATCTCAAAATGGATTATCTGCATTCCGAGTAGTAATGGATCAGACTAATAATACACCTGATATTATCGATCAAAATATATTGTATGGTCAAATATTCCTGCAACCGACTCGTACAGCTGAATTTATTATACTAGATTTTAATATTCAGCCTACCGGTGCTGCGTTCCCGGATTAGTAAATTTTAAATTAAAGAAAGGTAGGACTTAGGTTCTACCTTTTTTACGTTGTATATATTTATAAGAAAATAAGGATGAAAAATGGCCGGACTTAATGATAACGTAAACCCAGCGTTATATGATTATGGTGATGAAGCAACATTTTGGTCAAAAGCGTATTCGTGGGAACCAAAAAAAGCTCATCAATTTGTCATGACAGATGCAAACGGAATACCTGCATTTCTAATTAAAACTGCATCAAAACCAACAATATCTAACGGTGAAATTCCTTTAGATCATATCAACGTAAAAAGATATGTTAAAGGTAAAACTTCATGGAATACGATTTCAATATCAATATATGATGCTATTGTGCCATCTGGAGCTCAAGCAGTAATGGAATGGATCCGTTTGCACCATGAATCCGCAACCGGACGCGATGGATATTCTACATTTTATAAAAGAGATGTTAAACTGCGACAATTATCTCCATTAGGTGAAGTTATTGAAGAATGGACATTGCATGGAACATATATTACTGAGTCAAACTTTGGTAGTTTGGATTGGGGATCTGAAGAAGTAGTTACAATTGAAGTAACACTTAGATATGATTGGGCATTCTTAAGTTTCTAAAAAATTATATAAAAATAATATGGGAGTTTCGGCTCCCATTTTTTATGCACATTGATATTTATAATAAAGTTATAAAGGAATTATAATGAGTAAAATGACAGACCGTATCGATAATCAACATTATGTTAATTTAGCTAGAGAGCAATACGAACAACAGCAACGAAAAACTTTACCAACAGTAATAGTGCCATTAGTATCTGGTGGAAATATTTATCCAAAAAATCATATATTGCGTAGTGGTACCGTTGAAATGCGGTATATGACAGCATATGATGAAGATATATTAACCAATGCATCATATATGAAAACTGGTGTAGTTTTTGATAAACTATTAGAATCTATTATAACTACCAACGTAAATATATCGGATATTGCAGCTGATGATAAATTTGGACTAATTATTAATGCACGTATATTAGCATACGGGGCAGACTATGAGATTCTTGTTACAGATCCAAAAACAGGAAATGAACTTAAACGTACGTTTGATTTACGTACATTAAAATCTAAAGACTTCACGTTAATACCAGATGATTTAGGTGAATTTGAATATAAAGTTAATGATGAGTATACTTTGAAATTTAAAATTCCATCCGCTCAAATAAATGATTCTACAATATCTTCGTTTTTAAAAGCTGTAATTACGCAAGTTAATTCTGATAGAAGTGCAACGGCTATTGAACATTTTATACGTTATGAATTTTTATCAATTGACGCAAAAAAGTTTCGGAAATATCTAGCATCTAACACCCCAGGATTAGATTTAACTATTAGTATAGAAGGTGAAGATGGGAGCACCTTCAACGTTGGGTTTCCCATCGGGTCACAACTTTTTTGGTTTTAAACCTGAAGATCGAGTAGCATTACACGATAACTTATTCAATATGCTTTGGCACGGAGAAGGCCGATGGGACTGGAATACATTATACAATATGCCCATAATGCTTCGCCGTCATTGGGTTAACCGTACTAATCAATTAGTTGCGGAACGAAATGAATATGAAGCTCAAAAAATTGAATTTCAGATGAAATTAGCTGGCCATAAAAAAGTTAATCGTTAATATTTATATTAAATGTATACATCTAATCAACATAGCAAACTCATACAACGTTTAAAACTTCAACCTAGACATAGTCGCGTTACTACTATATCTGATGCTTTGGGTGCGTTAAATACGTCAGCTAAAGTTTTAGGTTCATCGGTTGTGTCGGCTACTGACTCGATAAATAAACTTAACGATCAAACAAGAAAAGCTTCCGGTTATCAGTATTTATCTAGTATACTAGATAATCTTGGGACAAAATATCAAACAGTTGTAAAAGAAGCATTAGATTTTGAAAAACGAAATAAATCATTACAAGATTCATTTGGATTAACTGCCGAAAGTGCTGCAAAACTAGGTGCTAGTTTAGATAAAGTAGCACATCAATACGCAATATCTGAAGACAATATTAGAAAATATGCTGGTGCGATAAAAAATCTATTGCCAACTTTAAGACAAAGTGCTAGTTCTGATAAAAGCTTTTATCAAGGAATGATTAAAACGCAGAAAATTCTACAAACTAACTTAGGATTAACAGAAGATCAAGCAAATAAATATACATTATATGCACAAAGCGTTGGTAAAACTGGTGACGAAATGCTTCGGGCTACTAAAAATATAGCTGATTCTATCGATCCAGCTGGCGATGTTGGCGCATTTAAAATGATTACTGAAGAAATTGCTAGTGCATCAGAAGAGCTTACTTTACAGTATGGAAAAATTCCCGGTCAATTAGAGGCAGCAGTTATTAAAGCAAAGAAATTTGGACTTAGTTTAGAGCAAGTAAAAACTACTGCTGATGGATTATTGGATATAGAATCTAGCATTGGAAGTGAATTAGAATATCAGTTGTTATCGGGACGTCGTTTAGTAGACGAAGTTACTGGCAAGAGTTTAACAAACACGATACGAGAAGCTGCTTTACGAGGCGATATGGCTACCCAAGCAGAGGCCATGAATCAATTAATTGAACAAGAAGGCGAGACTCTAGAAAGCAATTTATTTGCTCGTAAACAGATGTCTCAGTTATTAGGAATGGATGAGCAACAACTTGCATCTGCTATACAAAAGAAAAAAATACTAGATAAATCTGCTGCTAAAGGATTAACTATTGATTTAGAAGGTTCGGATGCTATAGCACAGGCAGCCGCTGCGTTAAAAGCTGGGGCAATTACTCCAGAAGATTTTAAAACATTTTCAGACCAAGTTGATACTAGGAGCACTGAAGATTTGCTTAAAGAATCGATTGAAATACAAAAAGCACAATTATTCTATGCTACTCTCCAAGATCAGGCAGATATTACAAAAATGTCTAAAGAAGCACTATTAAAATTTTCAGTAGGTAAATATGAGGTCAGTGCAGATCAAACTCGAGAAGCTGGTGCCGCGAGGATTTTATATAATCAAGCAATGGCTACTTTTGACGCCACTCTTGAACTTTTCAATAAAGTAAAGGAGCCTATAGACAAGTTAAACCCCTTCGCGAATGACATGGTTTCATTCCCCGGCTATGGAAAACGAACATTATTTGCTAAAGAAGGAGCTATACAATTAAATGATAATGATATGGTTGTAGCAGGTACTAAATTATTTGGCGGAACAAGTGATACTGCTACATTCGCAAAAGCAGTAGTAGATGCTATTAACAATCAAACCAAACAATTATTAAATCAAACATATAGCGGTATTAATACACCATATTATGGATAATGGAGTTAAACTATGAGTAATCCAACTATTGGTAATGAATCTCAATTTCAGACTCCATTTAACATATTACCAGATTTAACATATCCAAACCCTACCGTAGATGAAACATATCAATTTTCTGGAGCATTTAATAATGCTACAACGATATATCCATTTAATTCAGAACATCCACTTTGGCCATTATTTAAAAATAAGTATTCTAATGCAGATGTAAATCAGTATGGGGGAAATTCTTCATTTGATATAACACCGCAGTTATATGAATATTTTGGTACTCCATATGGATCATTTCTAAAAGTGAATCCAACCATGTTAATTGGAGAATCATCTATATTTTCAGCAGATGGTTCAGTAAATATACCAAACAATCCACTTTTAGGAGCCGCCGGATTAGCACTTCGTAGTACTGCAATAATACCAGGTATAAACTATGAACTGTATCCTAATGCTAATAATTGGACAGCTCAAAGCGAAGAATCTACAAATTATAACTGGGCAACTGCTGCTAAAATGGCAGTCGGATTTGGTGTTAATATTTTAGGTAGTGTTACCGGAATTCCGCAAGTATCTCAGGCATCCAATGCATTATTTGGACAAATTCAAACAACTGATGGCGGTTCGCCTTATGCAACATTTAGTAAAAAACAATTACTTAATGCATCCAGAGCGGATTTAATTAAATATCCAGATTTTCGTAATATGCGATTTACGATTGGTTTGGATAAAAAAACAGACACAGAAAAACCTGCAAAACAATATCTTCAAGAAACATTGCCTGGGGCTCTTTCATTGTATAGAGCAGATGGCGTATCTGCTGCATTGAGAACCGGTAATCCTAGGACTGTTGCATACGCAGCTGCATCAGCAAATCCATATGGAGTTTATACCGTTTTTAATTTAGATGGAGCCGGTAAAACTGGATTTGGTTGGGGCTCCCATGGCGATCCGTATGTATATCGAAATGACTTCACGTCTAGAAGTCATGTAACAACTGTTTGGAATAAAGAACTTAACAAATGGAAACCTACACTAGATCCAATTGAATTGGCAATGCCGTTTGTTGGTGATCGGGTTAATGTAATTGATTATGGACAACGATCTTTAAAAAATATATATCAGTGGACCGATCGGGGAGCAAAAAATTTTGCTAGTGAATTAGAAAAAACACAAGATTTTATTAAATTTTATTTTACGGGGCCTAAACTTAGGCCAGGATTACGCACCGGACAAAATCGTACTACTATTAAAGATGATGCGACAGGAAACAAAATTGATGATGATGTTATAGTTTTTAGAGCTACTTTAGGATCATTAAGTGATACGTTTAATCCGGGGTGGACTAACCAAACCATGATTGGTCGAGCAGATCCTAATTATATTTATACCGGATATACTAGGGATCTAAGCTTAGATTTTACGGTATATGCAACATCACGTGATGAATTAAAACCAATTTGGAGAAAATTAAATGCATTAGCTGGGTATACTGCCCCAACATATACTGATAGCATTTCTTTAGAAGGTCCATGGATGCGATTAACAATTGGTGATTTATTTTTTCAAGTTCCTGTTATCATGACGTCATTATCATATACTCTTGTTGATGGCGATACTACATGGGAAATTAATATTGAAGATGATCCCGATATGATGCAAGTACCAAAAAAGGTTGCAGTATCATGTGGATTTAATATTATAGGTACAGAATTGCCACAGAAAAAAGGTAGATTCTATACCTTGGCTAAATACTTTGATTCACAAACTGATGAACCACTTAAAGGAAATCATAACTGGTTAAGTGATTTCAAAGGAAATAGTGATGTTGTAGTTAATGACCGGTGGAAAGTTAACGATAAAGATAAAGGAACAGAAACCGTTACTATCGATGCTCCGCCTAATAATCAAACACCTCAACAACTTCCATTAACTCAAACAGAATATAATCAAGCAGTATCGCCATTTATCAATGATTGATATTAGTTAATAAAAATTTAATGTAATTAGAATATGAACAGATACACCGGAACCCAGATAATACGAGAGCCAATTACAGGCAAACGCCGAATAGAAACAACAATATATAATAAATTTCCAGTATCGACATCTGATATTTTTATTAGAACAACTGGTATTGAACGTTTAGATAAATTGGCTTTAGATTTTTATGGCGATTCAACTGCATGGCCGTTGATTGCTAATGCAAATGGACTAGGTAAAGGAACATATGTTATACCACCTAATACCAGATTACGAATACCGGTTGTCGATAATGTTAATCAGTTTACGAATATAAATTCTACAAGATGAGTCAAATATTTTATTCAAATGTTGATGCTAACCTGCAAAAAGAATTAAACGCTCGGGGCTTAGCTGGTAAAACAGATCGTAGTACCGAAGCTTTAAACTTCATGTTAGGTAAAATAGCTAATGCACGTGTCACAGCATATTCTGGACCTAATAGTAGAAGCGGTTTAGCTAAGGGTACCTGGAACATTTTAGGCGGCGAAACGGTTCGAGAAGGAAAATTTTTGCCGGGGGGAGAAAACGGATATTTATCAGATTCTACGTTAATAACCGAAACAATTGTATTTAACGGCGATTTAGCTGAATTGAAAGCTAATACAGCCGGCGTAGATACTTTACGAAGAACCGGTCCGTATTTAACATCGGTAGATATTACGGTTGGCGATCACTCAATGGGGTTATTAAATAAAGCAACATTAAATATAAGTATACCAAATCCAGATCGGGATTTAGAAGATGTAGAATCAATTTGGTTTTATCCAGGTCGTTTTGTTCGTATAGAACTAGAACATCCAGATTCGGCTGTAATTACTAAACTTAAACTAACAGAAACTACATTGCCTAAACGCAAAGCATTATTAGAGCGATATAAAGATACAGGATTAACTCCAGATATGATTTATGATCAAATTGATGACATGAATCGATTTACATTTGAAGGGTTAATAACATCATTTGATTTTTCATACACTGACACGGGACAAATTGATGCAACATTGAGTCTAACTGGTACTAGCAACGTATTTACAGATATAACAATGTTTATGTCGCCAGATACACAAGGCAAAAAAAATACTACAAATGATATAGATTTGAATCCAGATTTTGGAACTAATGAAATATTAACACCTACAGCCCCATTACCATTAACTGAAGAACAATACCAAAACTCAGTTAGTCCGTTTTTACTAAACCCATCTACATTAGAACCAACATCTACGGTAACCACCTTATATAAAGTAATACAGTCAAATGTAGATTCTAGAATTTCACAATTCGATCCAGGATCTGTTAGTACTGGTATAATTCCATATAGAGCAAATACATCTAAACTCGGACCTACTGACCAATATATTTTATACGGACGTCCTTATGATGCTACTTCTAATGATTCTGCTTTAAATATATTTTTAATAGAACAAACAGCATTAGCACAACAACAATCTGGTTCAGCTTCTTTTGAAGCAGCAGTTTCGTCTTCAGTTAATTTATCAGCAAGTTTAGCAATATATGCTCAACAAGAACAATCTACAAACTTTTATCATCGATATATTACATTAGGAGCATTAATTAGTGAAATTAACAAATATATATTAATTCCAAAAATAAGTAATTCTGTAGATTTTCCGTCAATTATATGTGATGATATTATATGTTTTAGCAATTATTTAGAACATCTAACATCATGCATACCTGATGAAATTTTATTATTACCTACTGGAAATAATCCAGAAGATATGAATTGCTACGGTAGTTTAGCATATTATCGAGGAGTAAATACCAATGTTACTTCTACAACATCGACAGAAACATCTATACCATATACTGGAATTTATGAAAATAATAAAGATGGCACAGCTCGTCTATTTACTTCTAGAATATTTATTAATATACAATTAATTGAAAGTATTCTTGACTCACTGTCAGAAAATAATACAAAAAACTTCACATTGAAGAATTTTTTAGCAGCTATTAGTGGACGTATTAACTACGCCACCGGTGGTAGTATTTTATTAAAATTAATGTCGCTACCAAGCGATCCTACCAAATTGGCTTTTATCGATGTTAAATGCATTAATACATCTATTACTAGTGACGGAGTTACCATACCAGTTAATGCATATCGTGTACCGATGTTTGCTAATAATAAATTTGGTACTATTGTTCAATCTTTTACATTTCAAGCACAATTACCAGAAAATGCTAAAAATTTATCTTATGTTTTAAATAGTGGTGATGAAGTTGTAGATGATGAAATTGCCCCATATATGAATTTTATGTATAATTCTAAAGATGTAAATACTTTGAATAAAACAATACAACAATACAAAAAAAAGTATGAACAAAATTTAGAACAGTTGCGAGAAGCACGAAGTCAAATGAGTTTATCTCCAAAACAACCACAATTTGTTGGAGCTCTGTGGAAAGCGTTAACAAACTATTTAAAATTCCCTACCGCAGATATACGTAAATCACAACAGTTAACTGCTCCGATATTTCCATTTACTGTTAATTTTACTATAGATGGTATTAATGGTTTGCGGTATGGTGATGTTTTAACATTTGATGGTTTGCCAGCAAGATATCGAGCAAATACAGTGTTTAGTATAACATCAATAACCCATAACGTTTCTAATGATGGCAAATGGACTAGTGATATTAGTTGTATAATGAGACCTAAAATATCATAATATGAGACAGAAAACATTTTATTTACCAGAAGAAATTACCGAAGGATTGTTTACATCCGGCCGAGAATGGCAAACACCAGATGGTAAAGAATATCGAGGATCATATCATCGATACATAACAAATGAAGTATACACCGGATCAGTATGGAATTCTAAAACATCAAAAAAATTATTTCCATTTATAGATCGTTCTAAAATATCAACGGTGTATAAAGAATTAAAAAAAGATATACGAACAAAATATTTAACACCAGTTCCATTCAAACCCTTTGTTACAGATAAAATACGTAAAGATGGTGTATTTAATAGATATTTTTTGCAAAAAATTAATGAGCAGAAAATTATAGAAGTTGATGAAACACATTTTCAGGCATTAGAGTCAGGCTTAATTGATAAAAATTTATACAATTCAATTCAAATACGTTGGTATGTTTCTGGAAATATTGAAGATGTAGTTTCTGGTAGCTCCGTTAATCTGGGGGTTCGATCGAAAAATCAAAAACAAATAACGGCCGCAAACAAATACTTGCCAGGCTTAACAGGGATATTAACCGATCCATTGCAGTTATACACAGATAACGATTTTAAAGTGCCTAAGGATATCAACGGATAATTTGGATATTTCAAAAAATTTTGCTATTATATATCATATATGATAGTAGATACTATATCTGATTTAGATGCACTATTTTCATATATACAAGATCGCAAAACTTTATTGGTTCCTGTTTTAGCAGATGCAAATTTGCATGCAGCTGTCAATAAAATTACATGTATCTATGTATATACTGAGGATGGAGTAGAACGAATAGTTCCTATTCATCATACTGAACAAATAACCGGCTTTTCAGAACATCTACAAAGATTTTTACAACTTGAGAACATCTTTGTATATGACAAGAAACAATGGATTCAAATGAACGGTAATAGTGCCGTATGGGATATTAAAACTTTGTGGTGGTACACCTATTCAGAAGCATATGATGAATCTCACTATCCAACGGCAGCTCATCGGTTTTATTGGAGGAGACATACGGCATTGCCTAATGTTAATGCAGTGATACCATTAATGCAACATTTAGCAATGTGTCAAAAAATTCGAAAGTATGCCTGGCCTATGTGTGTTAATGCAAAATTAGATGCATCGTATTTAAAATTCAATGAAACATATCCAACTGTATTTTCACAGATTGAACAATCAGGATTGCGAGTAACCGAAGAATTTAGAATGCCAGAATTGGTAACTAATGGATTTGTGTATTCACAATACAACTATCATACGGTAACTGGTCGACCTAGTAATGCAGCTCGAGGATTTAACTTTGCTGCAATGAACAAAGAAGATGGAACTAGGTCGGCCTTTTGTAGCAGATTTGATAATGGTGCATTGGTAGAAATGGATTTTGATTCATATCACGTTAGGTTGATTGCCCGGATAGTCGGATATAATTTTCCCGATTCATCAGTGCATGATTATCTAGCAAAATATTACTTTGGAGATTTAGTAACAGATTCGCAACGGGAAGAAAGCAAACAAATAACGTTCCGATTGCTGTATGGTGGTATTGACAAAGAATTTTTAACGATACCATTCTTTGAACGAGTAAATGATTTTGTGTATCGACTATGGGCAAAATGGAAAGCATCTGGGTGTGTTGAAACACCAATATTAGGTCGTAAGATATGCAAAGATGCAGTGCAAAACATGACAGCAAATAAATTGTTTAATTACTATTTACAGGCTCTAGAAACAGAAGTGTCTGTGCAAAAGTTGCAGCAAGTTCAACACATATTAATGAATCGGGATACCTGCATGATTTTATATACATATGATTCTGTGATGTTTGATGTACCTATCGCAGAAGCACAAGAAATTGTACCAGAAATTAAGAGCATATTAGAATCCGGTAAATTCCCGGTAAAAGTAAAAGTTGGCAATATTTATAGTAAAATGAAAACTATTTCGTTATGAACATAGATTCTATATTAACAGAGTGGTGTTATCGATTACCAAATGGGTATCCTTCGAAATCTAAGGACTATGAGGTATTATATGATGTACTCATAGAAACTGCAAAAATATCACCGGATGCTGCTAGAGCTATAGTCAAACGAGCTCAAGGCACATTAACAAAAATGGTTACTGAAGCTGTGAAGTTTGATTCTATAGAAAATACAATGTTGATTAATGCAATAAATCAAGCAGGTAAAACTGAACAATTTACTCAGTTTTTGCGATTATTGCCGACAGAAGCTGATACTATAACTTTAAATTTTTTAAATAATATGTCAGCAGAGCAGTGCGCGCAGTTTGCTGATTTATTATATTCGAAAACACAAGTGTCTGAAGAAGACTTAAATTCCGTAGATTTTCGTAGTGGCATTGGGTTAAGTTTGTTTAAATTAGAACCTAAAGGATTAGGGAAAGGTGAAATATTTTTAGCTGCTTTGATACAAGGAGCTCGTTTAAATGGATCCGGTGCAAGTTTTGATATGACTGCTAATGGTGGTGCTTATGAGATTAAAGATTATCAGGGAGGTGCTGGAAATGCTAAATCTATACGATTAGGAACAAAAGCTACAGTAACACGTTTTAAATTCTGGGATGAAATTGTAACTACCTTAAAAAGAATTGATCAACTGCGAGGTACGATAGAAAATCCAAAATTTGATTTTCGCGAATATTTTAATGAATCTTTACTAAGTGCTATTGCCTATTTAGATGAACGACGCACATTTATTTTAGGTGGAAACTTAAATATGAAAGATAAACAGTTTTTAATGCAGTTCTATCGAGAAGCAAATGCGTTGAACACTGAAATACAAGGTTATACTAATATTATTTTGCGAGGTCCGA